TTGCCTCAAAAGTTATTGATGGCCAAGTAGATAAAGAAACAGAAATACGTCTTATGACGTGGTGCACCTATGTAGACAAACGTCAGTTTAACGACTGGGCGTTTTTAGGTGCAGAAGATGGCAAAATGTATGGAATGCAAAAAGCAGGAGACATAGAGGCCTTGAGTAAAATAAATGACTTTGAGTGGTTACATGCTTTCTTTTCAAGATATCCCGTTTCAAAAAATAGTTAAGTTTGGACAGCGAACTATGCTGGATCGTCCCTTATTCAACACTAGTTGGATACTGGGACGTTTTTGTAATTACAACTGTAGTTACTGTTGGCCGTATGCTCGTAGTGATAAACTAGATCATCAAAATTTTGAAATCTATACACGCACTGTAGACGAAATAAAACGCCAAGCCCGGACTAACGGCTTTACAGAATTTCATTGGAGTTTTAGTGGTGGCGAACCAACGGCATATAAACAACTTAATGATTTAGTAAAATACTTAGACGAAAAAGAAAGTAGTTATCAAAGTATTCATATGACTACTAATTTATCACCAGGTAGTAAATGGTGGAACACTTGGTGTAATAATACAGACATGTTACAACGCCGGAGTATCACTGCTAGTTTCCACGATGAATTTGCTAAGGAACAAGAGTTCGGCGACAAGTGCTTACAATTAATTTATGAACGTGTGCATTTAACAATTAATCAAGTTATGGTACCTGAAAAGTTTTACGAACTATATGACCGTATGGCACGATTTCATAAACGTGGAATTAATGTAACGTTGAAGCCGCAAAGCGATCCAACTGCTAGTAGTATTGTTGAAGGATATACAACAGATATGATCGATAAAATGCAGACAGGATTCCCTCAACTATCAAACGGAGAAGAACTGTACCAAATTGCATTATATGATTTAGACAACACTGAGTATCTATTTGATCAAGCAGAACGATTTAATGCTTTTGATTTTAACAAATTTAAAGATTGGACTTGCAATGCCGGATATCAAAGTGTTATAATAAGGGGTACAGAAGTAAAACGCAGTTATAGTTGCCACGATATGCCATTGGGAAATATTTTGACAGGATTTGATTTATTTAAACAGGCTCAACAATGCATCACGCCTAGTTGTGTTAGCAGTGCCGATAGTAAGATTCCTAAAAGAAAATGAGTAGATTAATTGTTTTCGGTTGCTCGTTGGCCTACGGAGTAGGTCTAGTGGATTGCTGGCCGAAGCCCTTAAAACCTAGTAAATTATCTTGGCCACAATTAACAGCAACAGAAATGGGAAGAACATTAGTAAATAAATCTTTTCCAGGGGCATCTAATAAACGTATATGGCATTCGATTAAAAAGTTTAAATTTAAATCTGACGATTTGGTTATTATTTCTTGGACATTTCCTAACAGATATTCAGTAATAACGTCACCGTGGAATACGAATGATTTGCATCATAATCGTTCTGAAATAGATTCGGCATCAAAGTCTTACTATACAGACATCTACTCTACATATGATTCATATGTAATGTCCAATCTATTTGTAGACCATGCTAATAAAATTTTACAAGAGATGAATATAAAAGTATATAATTTAGTAGTCGAACAATACTTTAAACATATAATCGGTAAGCATGAATTAATTCCGATGTATATAGGAGTCTATGAAGAATTGTATCCTAAGGCACTAGACAATGATCATTTAGGACAAGAAGGTCACGTAGCATTTGCATCAGACCTTATGGATTATTTTGGTGAATCACATACATTAGTTGCTGTTAGGCCTTATAATATCTTTAAACAACTAAAACAACTGATATGGAAATAGATACAGATCACTTACATTACTGGATGCAGGCTATTAGACAAAGTCCAGATCCTATGCGTACCTTGGATGCATTTTGGAGTGGCCAACTCAAAAGCAAGGAATGGTTAATTAGAAACTTACGCAATCATGTAAAGCAGTTTGTCACTGTAGATATACATGGCGGATGGGTAGGCGTACTAGCCAGTATGTTATTTCAAAGTAACGTTCCTATTAAATCCATTCGTAGCGTTGACATTGATCCTAGTTGTGAGTCTATTGCTGTTATGATGAATAAGAAAGAAGAAATGGTAGGACGCTTTCGCGCAGTGACCGCAGATATGTGTGCTATTCGTAGTGATGCAGATGTTATTATTAATACAAGTTGCGAACATATTACACAAGAACACTACGACTTATGGTTAAGTGGAATGCCACATAGCAGTCTTTTAGTACTTCAAAGCAATAATTACAATATACCTGAACATGTTAGGATTGCTAACAGTTTGGACGAATTTAAACAACAATGCGGCATCAATGTACTTTGGGCCGGAGAATTAGAACTGCCATTGTACACCAGATACATGGTAATAGGAAAACAGTAATGAAAATTTTAATGACAGGAACAAGCGGCTTTATAGGACAACACTTAGAGCCATTGTTAAAAGCGCAACACGAGATTTATTCTTTAAAAAGTGACTTGCTAGACTTTGACGCAGTTACAAAAGAAGTGTTGGACTTTCAACCTGACATTATCGTACACCTTGCCGCACGTACGGAAGTTGAAAAGAGTTTTTATGAACAGACAACATTTAGTCAGATCAATTATGTTGGTAGTGTAAATTTAATTGAAGCCGCGTCAAAGGTTCCTACCCTTAAGAACTTTGTATTTGCCAGCACAATGGAAGTGTATGGATGGCAACCTATTAGTGATGTTGTACAGAGCGGAAAAGTTCCAGATGTATTCGAAGCATTTGATGAAAACACACAACCTAACCCTAACGCACCTTATGCCGTAGCCAAGTATGGTGTTGAAAAATATTTAGAATATGCGCATCGATGTTTAGATTTACCATTTACTGCTATTAGACAAACTAATTGTTATGGCCGCAAAGACAATGACTTCTTTGTAACTGAACAATTTATCATGCAGATGCTGACTAATCCACATGAGGTAGAGTTTGGATATGCAGAACCATATCGCAACTTTATCTTTATTGATGACATGCTAAGTGCTTGGACAACTATCATCGACAATCCTGCACTAGTAAATACTGGAAAGATTCTAACCATTGGCCCGGACAACGCAATTAAGATTAGAGACTATGCAGACATAATTGCAAAGAAACTTAACTGGACAGGTAAAATACATTGGCATCGTAAACTACATCGTCCTGGAGAAATTTATTGGTTAAACAGTAATCATAATTTGCTTACTAAGTTAACAGGCTGGACGCCTCGAGTAAGTTTAGATCAAGGATTAGATAGGACTATTGACATTTGGAAGGAGAAATTAAATGTTAAATGAATTACAAATACATTGGGACAATAAAGTTGTCAACTACGATTTAGAAAAGTACAACTGGCCTGCGTGGGCATTGAGTGTAATTCAAGAAGTTGCTCCGCAAATTAAAGAATTAGAAACTCTGCACAATTTTTTAACTCCTGCAGAGATTGTTAGAGTAAGTCAGCATGTACAAAATGCCTGTAGTCGTAGAGACTTTATGGAACGTTTTGATGAGTTTGCTGAAAGCATTGTGCCGCAACGCATCGGCAACAAGCGTTACATGATTCAACGTCAAGGTACGCTTCGTGTTGTTATTCCGAACCAAGCAAAGGTAGGACGCAGACTTGCTTTTCATCAAGGTATCTTTGTTGGCAACGGCCGCGGCTGTAGAACTATCTGGACTCCGTTTACTCGTGCAGAAAAAACAAACACTATGTGGATGTTGGATTTAGCAGTTAGTCGTGAGATTACTAAAAAGGTACTTGCTGAAAAATGGAGTATGGAAAAGTTCGAAGAAGAAAGTTTAAAACATGCATGGCCGGTGACATTAGATCCAGGTCAAAGTCATTTGTTCTTCCAAGAACATATTCACGGTAACGTAAACAATGACGAAGGCTACACCCGTGTTAGCATGGATATGCGTATTCTAATTGAAGGTGAAGAGTGGGGTCGTAGATTGCCCGGCGGCTTTATGCGCTTACCTGGAGATTATGAAGTAACAGAAGTTATGGATTATACAGGTAAAAGTTTTATTACCTATGCAGGTTGGAATAGCAAGTTTAGTAAAGACATTCCTTTGCCTATGCAACGTGCGATTATCGAACCATACTGTGTCAAGAACAAAATCGCCTACACTAGTTACGAATTTGAAAATGAACACTTAGATTGGCAACCAGGACTAGAGTATTATATTAAAGAACGTCCGGACGGTATTGTTTTATGTAGTATGTATTGTTTAACAGATGATGTGCAACGCCGCAGTGAATTACTACAGTTAGCATTAGATCTGGGAGTAGAATTACACTTTGCTAATGAGTTGACAAGTCTAAGAACTAAAAAAGATTTAGAAAAAATTGAAACTTATCTAAACTTTGCAGTACCTAAAAAAGATCCATATGTTTGGGAAGAATAATGCGCGGCCACA